ATCCTGCTCCCCAACGAATGCCTGTCCTTGCTCGCCTTTAACTCATCAAGTTTTAACTCAGCTCTGATACTTGCCTTCCTTCTTCCGCCAGCTTTGGTAATCGCATCATCTAGGAGCTTGTCAAACTCTGCGCCCTCTAGTTTGCTCTGCATCTCTTCAAGCTCCTTCTTGTGGTCAGCCGCCTTTGTCTCCGCAGCGGTCTTGAGCTCGTCAATTTGCTTTTGTAAAGCTTCCTTGTCACCCGCAGCGTCCTGCAGCGCCTTAATGCTCTTCGCCTGTTCGTCGAAGTCAGCCTTAACCTTGTCGTACTGCTCCGCCTTCTTCCTAACAGGGTCGAACTCTGCATGATGTGCATCAAGTATCTTCTTTGCCTGATCATCATCAGTGATGCCGATTTGCTTTAATAAGTCTCTTGTTAGTGCCATAGTTATATAATCCTTTCTGTATTTAACGTCCTGCGAATCCTTACGCCCAGACTAGCTTATTACAGACCTCACCTTTAACGCCGCAGTCCAAGGGCAATAAAAAAGCACCGCTTCATTGCGATGCTAATTAACGTATTTAGTTTTGTATTATGTTCTATGCTATTTTGATACTTTCTACTTCGTCAACAGGAACCACAATGTATGCTCCTTCGATAAATAATTCGAGCTCATCTTTCCCAGACTCCGTATCGTAATCAGGAGCAATGGAATCAAGCTCACCTGCAATCCCTCTGCCGTCAGTGAGCATAACCAAAACCTTTTTTTCAATATATTTTTCAAAATCTTTTGCTATCATATCGTGTACCTTTGTTTCTTTCTTATGTAATCAGGCACTATGTGAACCCCTTTTTGTGAATAATGAATCTTAAAGACATTTGTTTCTTGCGTTTTACCATTAAGATTATTTACTACAACCCCTATGTTTTCATCGTTCGTGACAATTATTTCAGTATGCGTCCAATTACCGTGACTATCATAAAAATTTACTCCTTTCCCTGCGTATTCTGCCACAAGTCCTGATATTTTATCAGGTGATATCGTGAGGTATGAAGGCGCATAGGCTCTTGTCTCTGACAAGTTTTTATACGAATTTGTACCGACAATATGCTTGTCTTGTGCCGGAGCAATCTTAGTTAAATCGTAATTTGACAAATTCTCCTTTTTATCTAAATGGATAATGTGTTTTGTCGGTGTGATTATATCATTTTTAGGCTTAAATACCAAGTTTTGTTGATATTTGACTATATATTTTCGCAGTTGTGCATCTGTATTACCGTCCATTAAAGCTTTGGCTCTACGCACACCTTCTTCATAAGACAATCCTTTTTGCTTGCGGGCAAAAATATCAGTTGCATAATGTTCCAACTGTTTTCTGTCTAATTTTTTAATAGTGTCTTTATCAAACCGCTTTAATATCTTGTTACTATCAACTGTTGTAGGCTTAATATACTCAAAATCTCGCTTATACCCTTTAACGTAAAGCCTTTCAAGATTCTGCTTAAGCCCCGCCTTACTGCAAAATCTTGCGTACCTCTGTTCTTTTGCTTTGATAGCCGCTAGTCTCGTGGTATCTCCGCCTATATACTGCCGCTTTAACTCTCGCAGCTCTCTCTCAAGTCTCCTCTGTACCTGCGTTGCCTGGTAATATGTGTAGGTTCGTCCGTCAACCGTTACAGGCTCTGGGTCCTTTACGATGGGATTTGGTTCAGAAATGCCCTCAAGGAAGGGATAGAACGTATGGCGACAGTTGTATCCACACAAGCCTGTCGGATCGTCCGGATACCCTGTAACGTCAGACAGCTTCTCAATCTTGTATCCTAGCCTTGCCTCCTCTTCCGGATGTCGTCTACCGCTAATACTATATACCTTGCCTTGCCAATCTACGTGACTAGCGTGACCTATACCTTCTCGGGCTCCGACGTGAGACGAAACCTCTACAAGGTCAGTACCGAGCTCATTGGCATTACTCATTGATATCTCCGCAGCCATCTGTCCGAGTGTAGTTCTAACCGCAAGCGCAGCAGCTACATCAATACCCCTAGAGATACCAGAACCGAAGTCAACGTGTCTAATTCCGCTCTTCTCTAGGTCAGATACGACTTTTTCGACTGCTTGACCGCTTGAAAAACCGCCCGAGGCTACGTTCATTACCATGCTATCCATTGCGTAACTAAACGCTCTGTCTTCCCGAATAGGCGCCCCGATGAACTTAAACCCTGTAGAGTGTGTAAGGTTATTCAATTCGTGAGCTAACCTCTTTGTTGCGGTTTGGTTTATCTTCGCAAGCTCTGGGCTCTCTGCTAGGTGTCTACCCTTCGACTTCCAGAAGGACAAATCGTCGTTAAATGCCATTGTGCCAGCACGACTTACAATATCATCACCGCGCTCCTTTGCATCCGCTACAAGCTGTTTTATGCGGTCTCTGACAGCCCTCTTGTATTCGAGTGTGTTCTTCGCAATCATAGCTTGATACGCCTTGTCCGCTTTGAGCTCTCGCATGACCTTGTTCCGAATCTCCATCGGCTTAAATCCCATAGCCTCGAGAGTCTTTGCCTGTAGTTCTGCAGTTTCAGTCCAACGCGACTCCTTACGAACTCTACGAGCAATATCTTGTATGACGTCCTGCTCTAGTTCCTGGAACAGCGGTATCATTTCTGCAGATAGTTGCTCCTTCTGTCTATCCGATAGCATATCGAATTACTCCTCTATAGGTTCAGTTGGGTCCGCCTCTGCTCCACCCCCGTTGTACCACTCGTTCGCCTCTTCCTCGGATAAGTTGTACTTCTCCATAAGGTAATTGATAACCAGTTTCGGAAGCCCAAACGTTTGCGCATCTTGACGCATTGCTTCAAGTTCACTCTGCCTATCGATGATGTAACTATCGTCATACTCAATATTGATAACAACATTGAGGTCATAACTTGTGCTGCTGGTAGCATTCGAGAACCATAGCAACGCCTTGATTATGTCCTCTATGTAGTCGGTCAACTTCTGCCGCTGCTTGTTGAGCTCTTGCATCGAGTCTTGTTTAGTTCCGATATACTCTGTCGCGGTCTTTATCTGACCGTTCTCGAAACTGTACTTTCTCGAACCATATCCGAATTTAAGCGATAGCAGTGAGAGCACTAACTCAAATGTCTTGGTAATCTCATCAATTCGAATCTCAGGATTTACCTCCTGAATAAGAGTCTTCTGCTCTGGTAGAGCCTTACCTACCGACACGAATGTCTTTTTGTGCTGCTTATTCGGAGTAACAGGTTCACCGTTTTTATTAAAATTGCACAGAGCCTCGTTGTACAGAATCATCTTGTCGGCTTTGTCAAGGTCACCAAAAAGGACGTTGAATATCAAGTCAACGCCTTTTAGCTCGGGAATAGCACCGCATATCTTAGGCAGCCCATAACCTTGCATATCCTTAAGGTTATTGACCGCCGCGGTGGTTAGTACTGCGAACGGCTTAACCTCTCCCAGCACAATATCAACGTGACGTTCACGTATCTCGTTTCCTTGTTCATCCAACACCGCAGTAGTCGACTTATATGCGCCGTCCTCTAGTGTAAACATCACTATTGTTGTTCGAGCCTTGTTATTCTCGACATCTTCCGATGCGAACGCGCACTCGGTAATCGTACCCTTTTCGACCTTTAGCGGGAATACCCCATTCGGCTTAACATACACCAGCTCTATCTTACCACCGCGAAGTTCCTGTGATTCAAGTACATCCGCACCGACTACTCTTGCATATGTAGCAACGGTTCCCTCGGCAGCGATTAGCTCCAGTTGTTCCCTGATGTTGTCTTGGAACTTCTCGGATTTTAGTAGTGCCGAGACGTACTTATCTGCAGAAGTATCCTCGAGCCTTACCTCAACTATCTCACAGAGGTTAGCATCATCTTCGCATGCTCTCTTCGCAAATCCGCTACGTGCCATCTCATAATCAACGTTGTTAACTGTGCTACGCTTGTGGAAATCGTCGATTAGTTCCACACGATACCACATGTCACATGTATCGATTATTTCAAGGGCTTTGCTGTTAACCTTGTAGCCCTTTTTATTCAAATAACTAATTATGTGTGTTCTCAATTCGTCCTCCTTATCGGATGGAAATAATTAATAAAGTAACTCCATGAATAGAAGTCAGCATCATATGTATCAACATCAGTCGAGAAATCGTCGAGCAACTTCTCCTCTTTACTCTTACTGTCGTATACCATCTCACTGATTGAATCTGCAATCGGTTCGCAGAATTCTTTGACCCAGAGTAGGCGCCCGGTGTTGATTACAGCGTTATAGGCAAGCACCCTGTCACTAAACTCCGTCTTGCGGCATCCTGCCACGTTTACCCCTATTCGATTTGCTGTGCTATACAGAGCAAGACCATTCAGTATAAGCTGCTCTGCATTATCAACAAATGCGACCGTTATTGGTATGCCAGGATAAAGGGCTCTGACTTCGCTAACAAACTCTCCGAAAATGATATATATCTTCTCTGGATCAACTGTGCCCTTATCGTGCTTAATTCGTTTGTAATAAAGTCTTATCTGCTTGTCAAACTTTCGGGTGAATCCTGTAGCAACAAAAGGTGTATGCGACTTCGTTCCGCCTATATCTATGCCGATACATATCTGCACTAGTTTGTATGCGTTTTCTCTCTCTCCAGCTGCGTTTAACGGCATAAGCTCGTCGTAGCTGATTGCGTACTTATCCGTGTCGTCTGCGAACTGTGGATGTACAAGTCCTTCAGCACCGACCCACAACCCCTTAATAAAGCGCTTAAAAAAGACGCCGACGAATTGGTGGCTGTATCGTTCCTTTATTGCCTCCGATAACGACAGATTGTCGTCCATAGTGAAGTGTATGTATATAAGGTCTTTGTCTTCCGCCTTGTCTATCCAGTTTAATTTGAACCAGTGTCTCGGCTTATCAGGATTGCAGTTGAACCACCATTTAGAACCCTCTACCGAGCATCTAGCCGTTGCCTGGTTAACGAAAGACTCAGGCATAAGTGCAACTTCGTCGAAGAAGAACCCAGCCAGTGTAATACCCTGTACAAGGTCTTGTGAGCGTTCGTCCTTGCCGCCGAAGATGTAATAATAGTTTGTTACACCGTTGCGACTTACCTCGAGTAGGTTGTCGGCTCTATGATCCTTGAACCTGTATCCTCTAGCAAACAGCATCAACTTGAGTGGCTTTAAAACGTTACGTCTAAACGCTCCGATTGTCTTGCCGGCCATGCCGAAGTTCTCGCCGCTAAACGTCTCCATTGACCACATGACATAGGATAGCGCCATCGATACGGTCTTCCCGGAACGGATAGCACCGTCTGCAATAATGCCGTTTTTAGCCTGTACAGGTGACTCTGGCAGCCACCACGTTAGAACCCGCTTTTGCTTCTTGCTAAACGGTTTAAACTTAAAAACCTGTGCTAATCTTCCCATACGTCTGTAACCTCGCCCTTAAGGGACTCGATAAATCCATCGTCTTGGTAAGTGTTCGCACTATCATCACCTTTTACCTTTGCTGTCTGCGCCTTAATTAGCTCTATGCGTGACTTCTGCTCTTCTGTTGCCATATCCCAGTCACGGTGTAGCATCTCATCGTACTGCTTGATTAAGCTCCGTAGCTCACCTTGAGCCCTTGCTTGTGCCTTAAGGAAATTATTCTGCTTATCCCATGCCTGTTGAACTTCCCACTTTTCACCATAAACGGTACCGTCCCTCTCCTCAATTCTCTCAATCGTCTTGTCGTCTTTATCCTTTACGTAAGCAATTCGCTGCGCTCTGATAATAGCAGCATAGGCAATCTGTATCTGATGCCACAATAGGTCAAGTGGATTAGCCTTTTCAACAGCCTGTACGATGTCAAGTGTTTCCTTCGGGAGATACTTGGAAAAGAATCCGTACTTCTCGGCGTTCTTATTGCCCGCAGGACCCGTAGCGTTCTTATTACCAAGCTGTGCAATAGCAT